TTAAATGGCAAAAGAAATTATTCCTAAAAAGAAAAAGAAAGGAAAAAAATAATGGCTAAAGATACTCACAAAACTAAAGACGGACGTACAGCTAAAAAAGGGCTTTGGTATAATATTGCTATGAAGAAAAAACGTGGTGAAAAAATGAGAGCTAAAGGAGCTAAAGGAGCACCTACCGCTAAAGCAATTAAAAAAAGTCAAAAAACATCTAAGAAAGCATAATGGCTACTGCAGCGTGGACTAGAAAAGAAGGTAAATCTAAATCAGGTGGACTGAATGCTAAAGGTCGTGCTAGTTATAAAAAAGGTACATTAAAAGCACCTACTAAATCTAAAACAAGTTCTAGACGTAAATCATTTTGTGCTCGTATGGGTGGCATGAAAAAGAAACTTACTTCAGCAAAAACAGCAAGAGACCCTAATTCAAGAATTAATAAATCCTTAAGGAAATGGGATTGTTGATGAGAGATACTAAAGCGATAGAGAGCTTTTTAAAAGAGAAATACAAAAAAATTACTGAGATGAGTTTGTTTAGAAACTTGAAAAAAGAAGTAGAAACAGGTGCTAGTGGAACTCAAGATTATGTGATAAAAAAAGGACCTAACAAAGATAAAATAGCAAAAAAATAGAAAGTAAACATGGAACCAGAACAATTAGTAGAACAACTTAAGAAAGCCTTATCTAGAAGAGTAAATCAACTAGCGTTATCTGTCACATCAGGAGGTGTTGACAATATGGAAACATATAAGTATATAATAGGACAAATAAACGCATTGGAATCAGTGCGTCAGGAAATCTCTAACCTGCAACAAGATGAAGGAGCAAAAAATGAAAACACAGGAACCGTTGTCGACCTTAAAGGAAGAAGTCCCAAAAATTAAAACAGGACTTTTAGACAAATACGAGAAAGAACCAGTAAAAGAAGTTACTACTGAAACTACTAAACTTCCGATGCCTACGGGCTGGAGAATGTTAGTTCTACCTTTTAGAATGAATGAAAAAACTAAAGGTGGAGTTTTATTAGGAACGGAAACAATAGATAGACAACAAGTTGCATCGCAGTGCGGAAACGTAATTGCCATGGGACCTGATTGTTATAACGACCCAAAAAGATTTAGCGATGGTCCATGGTGCAAGGTAGGAGACTGGGTAGTCTTCGCACGTTATGCCGGATCACGAATAGAGATTGATGGTGGAGAAGTTCGTCTTCTTAATGATGACGAAATATTAGCAACCGTACAGGACCCAACAGATATCCTGCACAAATTTTAACATAGGAAGGAAACTATGCCAGAACAAAACATAAGATCGAGCGAAAAGCCGGTTGAATTAGATACATCAGGACCAGAGGTCGATGTAACTTTAGAAGACATTAAAGAGGAAGCGGTAGTTGATACTGCTCCAGAAACCACGGAACAAGAAACAGTAGTAGAAGAAGTAAAAACGGAAGAGGAAAAACAGGAAGATGATTCAAAATTAGAAGACTACAGCAAAGGTGTGCAATCTAGAATTGCTAAACTTACTCGTAAAATGAGAGAGGCAGAACGTAAAGAAGCTGCTGCTCTTGAATACGCTGCTGCAGTTGAAAATAAAAGAAAACAAGATCAGGATAGGTTTAATAAAACTGATTCTGAGTACACTGCTAAATTTGAAGAAAATGTAAAAACTGGAATGGAGTCTGCAGAAAGAGAACTTTCTTCAGCTATCGAAGCCGGTGATGCATCTGCTCAAGTTTTAGCTAATAAAAAAATTGCTGAGTTAGCTTTTGAAAGTGCTAAACTTAAGCAAAGAAAACAAACACAACCCGTTGAACAGGAAACTCCTGTACAACTATCAGACGGTGGTAGGTTACCAAATCAAACACCACAACAAATGCCTCAAGCTGACCCTATGGCTGAAGATTGGGCAAGTAAAAATACATGGTTCGGAACAGATAGAGCCATGACATTTACTGCGTTCGAGATTCACAAGGATTTAGTAGACAAAGAAGGCTATGACCCTAAATCTAATGAATATTATCAAGAAATTGATAAGAGGATTAGAGTTGACTTTGGCCACAAATTTGGTAATACTGATACTAAGCAAACGAACAGGGCCGTTCAGTCGGTAGCTTCGGCTAACAGAAGCTCAAAGCCTGGTCGCAAAACTGTGAGACTCACATCTTCACAGGTAGCAATAGCTAAAAAATTAGGTGTGCCACTAGAAGAGTATGCAAAACAATTAAAACTCACGGAAGGAGCATAAGCATATGACAAAAGAAAACGAAAAGAACCTTTCTCGTGCGGCTGGAACTCGGACAAAAACTGAACGTCCAAAAGAGTACAAGCCCCCATCATCTTTAGATGCACCACCAGCGCCTGACGGATTTAGGCACAGATGGATAAGAGCAGAGTCTATGGGTTTCAATGATACCAAAAATATTCATGGTAGATTGAGATCTGGTTATGAGTTAGTGAGAGCTGACGAATATGATGACGATTCTTACCCGACTGTGATAGACGGAAAACACGCTGGAGTGATCGGAGTAGGTGGCCTTCTCCTGGCAAGGATACCGGAAGAACTCGCACAAAGCCGTGTTGACTATCAGCAAAGACAAACTGAAGGTCAAGACGAAGCTATAGAAAACGACTTACTGAAGGATCAGGATAAAAGAATGCCGATGAAATTCGAGCGTTCTAGCAAAAACTTCGGTGGTACAAAGAAATAATATTTCTTTCTCCAACGATAACATTAACCGTGACTGGAGGTCCGCAAGGACAGGTCACATAAGGAGAAAATAACTATGGCAAATAGAAACACCGTAGGATTTGGTCTTATAGCTCAAGGCACTGTTGGTTCAACTGACGCTGCTGGCGGTCAAGGCAAATACTACATAGATGCTGCGTATGGAGTTGATTTATTCCAAGGTTCTGTAGTACAGAGCAAAGTTGGATATATCAAAACTGCACAAGCGGCTATCACAGACACGTCTATAGGGATTTTGAACGGCATTTTTTACAATGCATCAACGACTCAAAAACCTACATGGGCAAACTGGTATAATCAACCGATTACACCGGCTAATAGTGAAGATGTTACGGCTTTCGTAATTGACAACCCTCTACAACTGTTTTCAGTTAGTGCAGACGCAGCAATTGTTGCAGCTAATTTTGGTAGAACATGTGGAGTTACTGTAACTGCGGCAGGATCAGAAATTTCTGGTCAGTCAAGTTCAGAGTTGACAATCGGAACTATACACGACACTAACAATCAATGGAGAGTATTGAGATCAGCAGAAGATCCTGAAAATAATGACACAGCTGCCGCTAACGCAACTGTAATCGTTTGTCAGAATCTTAACCAATACTTGACTAACGCCGTTACATGGCAATAATAGGAGCATAATAACATGGCAATATCACGAGCACAGCTAGTTAAAGAACTAGAACCAGGTTTGAATGCACTATTCGGCCTGGAATACAAAAGGTATGAAAATCAGCACGCTGAGATTTATACGACGGAATCATCAGACAGAGCTTTCGAAGAGGAAGTAATGTTATCTGGTTTCGCTAACGCAGATGTAAAAGCAGAAGGTCAAGGCGTATCATACGATGATGCACAAGAGACTTACACTGCAAGATACACTATGGAAACGATCGCGCTAGCTTTCGCTATCACAGAAGAAGCAATAGAGGACAACCTTTATGACAGACTTTCTTCTAGATACACAAAAGCACTAGCAAGATCTATGTCTAACGCTAAAGAAGTTAAAGGCGCAGCACCATTGAACAACGGTTTACCAGCTATTGCAGCTGCAACTGCTTTTCAAACTGGTGATGGCGTTAACTTACTTTCTACTGCTCACCCAACAATTGCGGGTACTGTAGCAAATACTTTAGCAACACAAGCAGACTTAAATGAAACTTCATTAGAACAAGCATTGATTGATATCGCTGCTATGACTGATGAAAGAGGTTTAAGAATTGCAGCTAAAGGAGTTAAAATGATAATTCCTTCTGCAAATCAGTTCAACGCTGAGAGATTGATGAAATCTCAAGGTAGAACTCAAACTGCTGATAATGACATCAATGCAATCAACTCAATGGGTATGATTCCTCAAGGTTACAGAGTGAATAATTTCCTAACTGACGCTGATTCATGGTACATTATGACTGACGTTCCAAATGGTATGAAGATGTTCTCAAGAACTCCGTTGACTACGTCAATGGAAGGAGACTTCGATACAGGCAATGTTAGATACAAAGCTAGAGAAAGATACGCTTTTGGCGCATCTGACTTTAGAGGTATCTTCGGTTGCGAAGGTGCGTAAGCAATAATTATTTTGTGGCCGGACATGTTTCGGCCACATTTAATAAATAGAAAGAAAAAACCATGAAACAATTCACAGTTAAAATTTGGGCATATGATCACTACGCAAAATTTAATGTTTTTGCGGAAGATAATGCTATTTCTCTTGAAGAATCAATCCTTGACAAGTTGGGAGAAAAGAGTATTAATTGGGAGTATCTCGGAAACAACTATAATAACGAGATAAATCGAATAACTTATGAGGAGGTTATAGATGATACAAGACCTGTACAAAGCAAAAAGGTCCTTGGAGTTGAAGTGGGAACAGGAGCATCTGGATAATAACAGATACACTCTTGAAATGGTCAGGATTGATGACAAAGTAAAAGAAGTCATTACAAAGATCAAGCTGGAAGAAGCAGCTATTGCCCATAGGCAGAATAGCGTTGAAGGCGCTGCTCCACAAGTTTCTGTAGCTACTTAGAACAAAAGCTACATTGCGTAAATCGCATTTCTACCGTAGGATCTCTTGCACTCTACTTAAAAATAACATATAATATTACCACTATACATTTAATAAATGATGGATGCTGACGCGTATAGTCGACAACCCTAGGGACAGTATTCAGATATCTAGGAGGATATTAATATGGCACAAACTACATTTTCGGGACCGATAAAAGCGGGAACGATTTCAAACACTACAGGTACAACTATTGGTACTAACATTGCAAATGTTGGACAAGTTGTAATGTCTCAAACTTTTGCAGTTTCATTAGCAGCAGGAGCAGTTGCAGCAGCAGTACAAAATGTTGTAATCCCTGCAAATTCACAAATCGTCGATTGTGTAATTGATCAAATTACTGCAGCTAACACTACTACTAATTACAGTGTTGGAGATGTTGCAGGTGGAGCAGCAACAATTTTAAACACTTTTGCAAGTGGAACAGACGCTGGTAGAAAATACCCAACTACTCAAGCAGGAGGAGCTTTAGCTTGGGAAGATGTTGGAACAACTGATATTAGATTAACTTTCACAAGTTCAGCAGCAACAAATGCTGGTGAAGTTAGAATTACTATTTTGTATTCGCAAAATAATAATTTAGCATAATAATTAATTTAGTGTGGGGCTTCGGCCCCACATGAACAAAATTTAAGGAGAAAAAAATTATGTCAATAACATCAAAAGTAAGACAATCAGTTGTGTTAGCAGCAGACGGACAAGTGCAAGCACTCGTAGCCGGTTCAGCAGCCAACATTACTAAAGCAAATATTATGACTATATATGCTCAAGCTTCTGCAGCAGATGCTGAAATTAAACTTTATAATGAAATAGGGACTGCTAAAACAGCTTCTGCATTAATTTTTCATGGTAAGTTTGGAGCAAACGCTAATGAATTTATGGAATTTAATTTACCAGGAGCAGGTATTTATGCTGACACTGGAATATATGCAGATGTAACTAACTGTGATTTCTTTTATATAGTAGGAACATTTTAAAGGAGTATTAAATGTCTAATACAACTTCAGGTTCTTATCAATTTGATCAGGACTTTTCAATCGATGAGATTATACAAGACGCTTATGAGCGTATTGGTTTAGTTGGAACTGCTGGACATCAACTTAAAACAGCTAGAAGATCTTTAAATATATTATTTCAAGAATGGGGTAATAGAGGTGCACATTTTTGGGAAGTGGGGAATACTAATATTAATTTAATAGTAGGTTCTTCAACTGATGTAAATGCAACAGACGAAGGTGCAGGTACTTATGCTTTT